TAAACTTGTGATTCTATTTGTGTAAGCAGTATCCCAATTTGTAGCACTTGTAGTAGTAGGGATGACATAACCTGAAGTCAAACTAAACACCCCAGTTGTATTTGTATAAGTTAAACCAGTAGCACTAGAACTTAAAGAAGTTAAAGTAATATAAGAACTTGAATCAACGCTTCCATCTGCTTTTAAGAATTGACTAGAAGTACCTCCAGTTTTAATTAATGAAGTACCAGTAACACTATTTTCAAATACTGCACTTTTATCTTGATTTATTGTCAAAGCAATAACTTGAGTAATCGTAGTGTTAGGAGTAATTTTAATAACCGCTTTTGAACCTCTTGCAGTTGCACCCCAGTTCTCTGTTGCTAATCCTTCAAATGATGCTTGTGGGTAACCTTCCGATGATGTTGTGCCATATCCAGCTAATTCAAATTTACCTAAACTATCTCCGCTTAATGGAGCTTGAGGAGTTCCAGCACTACCTCTAAATTTAGTTACACGAATTGAAGAACTATTTGCATTACTTGAGTAACCACGCATTGCAATTCTTGAATTAGAATTGTTATCTCCAACTGCTCGTAATAAAATAGTAGGAACTGTGGTAGTATTAATACCTAAATTAGAAATATTAACAACTGTCTTAGCATTTAAGTCTATTGCAGTTGTTGCTCCAGTATAAGGGATATAACCAGTTAAATCAGCAGTAGTAATATAACCAGCACCATTTGTGATTTGGTTATTGTTAGTTGGTATTGTTATAACACCAGTCGTAGAGTTATATGCACCACTTCCAGCAGTAAAACTTAAAGATGCTCTTGCTCTTGTATCTGTGTAATATAAATTTGTTCCCTCTGTTACTTGTGAAGTTGTATAATCTCCAGTTGCAGAAACTACCGCACCAGTTCTTCCAAACACACTAGAAACACCAGTAACTAAAGAACCAATATTTCCGTTTAATTTTTGTATCGCAGTTAAAATAGTGTCTGAAGATGTAATAGTTCCAGCTCCGCTTGTATATCCAGTTAAACTAGAAGCTATTGTTCTAGCATTAGTAAAGTAAAGATTTGTTCCCTCGTTAATGTTTGAAGTACTTAAACTAACTGCTCCAGTAAATCCGTTAACTGAAACTACCGCATCTGTATTGTCCACCTTTTGCCAAGTAGTTCCTTGAAATATTGCCCAATCCCCCACATTCCAATCCGTGATGCCATCTAAGTTTGTAGAACCAGCAACCGAAACTATGTAATAATTACCGCTAATTCCAACCCCACTAGCTAAAGTAGGAGTATTTGTTGATGCGTTCCAAGTTCCTTTATATATTGAACCACCTATTAATCCGTTGATTTGGTTTTGAACTTTACCAAAAGCAGTCAAAATAGAATCCGTTGCAGCTATTGTTCCTCCTGTAATATTCACACCAGTTAAAACTTTAGCTATTACCGCACTATTTACCAAAGAAGGATTAGCATAAGTTCCGCTTAATTCCCCTCCAGCAGTTATGCCTGATATTGTTGTTAAGTAAGTAGAATTGTCATAGGAAATTGTAGTTCCACTTGCTTTTACAAAACCAGTACCATTTAACGCAGCTTGTTTGCCATTAAAAGTATTCCAATCAGCAAAAGAAAGGTATCCGTTAGTTGAAGTATTAGATTGACTTATTGAAACCACACCAGCAGTAACACTTATAGGACTTGTTCCTGTAATTGCTGCTCTCGCCCTTGTATCGGTATAATATAAATTCGTTCCTTCAGCTAAATTCGTTGTTGACTTAGCACCAAAAGCAGAATCAAATCTAGCTTGTGTATAATAAAGATTAGTTCCTTCGGTTACCGCAGTAGTGTTTAATGTCTGCCAAGATTTATCCCCTCTCCAATATTGTGCAGTAGTACCAGAACTAATTGCATTTTCTTTATTATTAAAAGTATTCCAATCCGTGCTAGTTAAATATCCATTAACACTTGAAGTTGCTTGAGAGATAGTAAATACCCCAGTAGTATTAGAATAACTCAATGGAGCATTTGCACTTAAACTTAATAAAGTAATAAATGACGCACCATTAGTTAATTGATTTGTATTTGTAGGAATTGTAAAAACCCCTGTTGTTGAATTGTAAGCACCTGAACCAGCAGTAAAGCTAACCGCACCTCTTGCTCTTGCATCCGTATAATAAAGGTTTGTACCTTCCGATAAATCAGTTGTTGATTTAGCAGCAAAAGCCGTATTAAATCTTGATTGAGTATAATATAAATTAGTTCCTTCAGTTACTTGAGTTGTTGTATAATCGCCTGATTGAGCCACTACTGCTCCAGTTCTACCGAATACTGAAGTAACCGCATCTGTATTTAAATCGGACCAAGAAGCAGTTATTGTTCCGCCACCTTGCTCGTTTAATGTCAATGTTTTAGTCGTAGTACCTGTTACCGCAGCCGAAGTTAAACTTCTATTATAAGCCGTGTCCCAAGTCCCTTGACTTGCAGTTGTAGGTATTGAATAACCACTAGCTAAACCAAAGGCTAAAGTTCCTGCGGTAGAAATTGGCGAACCTGATATTGTTAATCCAGTAGGAACACTAGCAGCCACACTTGTAACTGTACCCACATAACTTTCAGTAGAGTTTACCCAAGTTGTTCCGTTGTATCTTAAAACTTGACCTGTTGCTGGGTTAGAAATAGTAACATCACCCAATTGAGTTAAATTGTAATCACCATCTTGTGCGACTACATTACCAGTTCTTCCATAAACTGAATAAACACCACTAGGCAAAGGATATGCACCACTAGGAGCTTCAATTATGATAGTTTCTTCAGTTACATTAATCTCTATAATATCGTTGTTTACTACTATTTCTGTACTCATTATAATTGTGTTATATCTTGAAAGACAATAAAGTTACCCCAAATGTAAGTTTTTACATTCTGATTTGGGAATTGAATAGTTAAATCGTAAACATAACTACCTGCTGCTATACTTACTGCTTGATTTATTGTAATTTGATTGTGATTTAACCCACCAACAGTCAATCCGTGACCTATTGTTAAAGTCAATAAAGCAGTTGTAGAACTTGGTCTAGTTCTTACTTGAATTTCAACTATTGAACCAGTTAAATCTATTGGCACAGTATTAGCAAATAATTGAAGAATTTGACTCCAAGTATTGTTTTGCCATATTTGAATATTATAATTTGCTGGTCTAAAATCAGCAGTAGAAGAATTACAAGACATTATTTTCTATTTTTACAAATTTACTAATTATTAAACAATTCTTTGTATTGATTAGATTCTCCCCAATAAGGATGGCTTAGATAAGTATTATCCTTAGAATATATAGAATTGTGAGATGTAAAGTGAACTCCGTGATTTATATGGATTGCCTCATTTAAACTATCCCATTGTATTCTATTTAAACTTTGCGTTTCTATGCAACCACTATTAGTCCTTAAAGCATTAGGTAGAATCTTTAAACAATGCTCAATTGCATCATCAAACTTCATTGTCATTTGATGAAAAGGCTCATCATCTTGATTTCTTCTTTGCCACCCTTCTTTATTCAATCCTCCATAATTCATATTGGTTAAAACCTGCCCATTCTCAAAATCAGGAAAATCAAAATATCCCTCTGGATATAATACATCGTGCTCTAAAAAAGATACATAATCATAAACCCCCATTTCTTTAGCCGTGTACAAGCATTGCATTATTTGCAACAATTGGTTTAAATGGCTTTGAGACCTATACCAACTAGAAACCGAATTAAAGGGATTTTTAGGCATATCTTCCCAAAGGCAAGTAATTATATCAGCTTTACCTTCAGATGCGATTTTTACGCTATATAAAGAGCAATAAATGGCATTCCAAATGTCCTTATTGTTATTGTTAGAGTAAAATATCCCTAATTTGTTAAACCCTGTTCTTGGTAGGTTAATTAATTCGCCTTCCCTAAATGCCCTAATAGTTACTTTGCCTACGTGCTCATAACTCATTTCTAGGAACTTAACTTGACCAACTTTAGGGTCGCCAACTATCTCATTAGTTACCCTCATCATTAATCTATCATTCTTTACTTTAGTACGGATAATTTCCGTACAATCTACTCCTCCATAATTAGCAGATATTATTCTCATAGAACTGTTGTTTTTGCGGTTTTTTCTATTAGTTCCCAATATTTATAAGAACATCTTTTATTGTCTAATTCTAGTTTCTCTCCATAAGGAAGTTTATTTACATAAATAGCCTTATAAAACATTCCTTCCTCTGCTGAAGTTACCCCTGCATTATGATAGATATTACATTTATTCCAATCTTCAGGACTACTTGTTGCCCAAGCAAAATCAAAGTCTTTGTGCATTATACTTTCATACCCTAATTTCCAACCATTCCATAATACTGCCCACATATCAGCACACCATATTTGCAACTCGTGATAGTTAGGATTAGCTTCTTTCTTTTTTACATTAAGTTCTGTTATTTGTTTAAATAATGCTTCGCTATCTTTTTCTACATTATCCCAAAAATTCCAATCTATCCCTTTCATTAGGTATTGAGCACCTATTGAGTTTAATTCGTTGTCTTTTATTAATTGTTTGTCTATGCCCACTATCTCACACATTAAATCTAAGACATCTTCTCCTTTGCTTATTATATAATTATACCCTATGTAAAATCTAGTATCTGAACCATACCATTTGTTATTATAAAGAAACTCACCGAATATCATTTGCTTTGTAAATACAATATCACAATCGTGATAAAAGATTGCCTTTTTAGACAACTCTGAATATTTAAAGAAATGTTGTTTAAGTATATTAGGTCTAATTGATGAGATATAAAATGAATTTTCTCTAGTATCATCATAGAAAAAGAATCTTGCTGCATAACCATTGGCAAGTTTGCTCCATTCATTTGGTATTATGCCATTTTCTTTCCAGCATACTATATCAACATTATTTAGATTAATGCCGACATCAATAAAATTATTTAACATTACCTCAACTTGCCACGCATAATATAACGTTGCTGGTTGAGCACATACATATTGTAATTCCATAGGTTGTTTTTAACAAAGACCATTTATTGCAGCTAAACCACTTGTTATTGTCCAATTGAATCCTTGAAAATCTGCCCAATAACTACCAGTTACATATCCACCACCAGTATTTAACAAAGTCCCATTAACGTTATAATAAGTATGCCCTGCCACGAATCCACTATAATCTCCACTTGAACCTCCTGCAACACTTCCATAAACTTGTGCATAAGAACCATTAACTGTATTACAAGCATCTGAAGGTGTGCCTGAAGCATAAGCAGTAAATAAAAGATTATAAGGTGATGCCGTTGTTGTGGTCGTTGTACTTGTAGTTGTTGATGTTGTAGTTGTAGTCGTAGTCGCTGGGCATCCTGTTCCTGCGGTAGCAGTTACCGACAATAAAGTTCCAATAGGAGTTGAATAACTAATTGCATCTATTACCGAAACAATACTTCCAATATCAGTAATAACCCTATCATTTATATTAAATGTTCCTAAAATATAAGGGATAGTCCAAGTTAAAGAAGTCCCTGTTTGACAATTATAAAGTCTATAATATACCAATGGTAAGGTTGTAGTAGTAGTCGTAGTAGGAGCAGCAGTAGTCGTAGTTGTTGTTGTAACAGGACAACCAGTCGCAGCCGTTGGAGTAACATCATAAAATGGTCCAGCTGGTGGAGAATATTCAATTTGGTCAATAACACAAGTTCTACTACCAATAACTGTAATAACTCTATCATTTAGATTAAAAGTTCCTAATACATATTGAGTAGTATAAGTAAGTGATGTTCCAGTAGAACAATCAAATAATCTATAAAAAACTAAAGGTAAAGTTGTTGTAGTTGTTGTAGAAGTACTTGTAGTTGTTGTTGTAGCAGGACATCCAACTTGAGCAGTTGCCGTAACCGAATATAAAGTCCCAATTGGAGTTGAATAAGTTATTGCATCAATTACACAAGTAGCACTATCAGAATCTCTAATAACTCTATCATTTATATTAAAAGTACCTAAAACATAAGGTATTGTATATGTTGTTGATGTTTGAGTAGCACAATTTAACAATCTATAATAAACCAAAGGTAAAGTTGTTGTCGTTGTAGTTGGCGGTCTAGTTGTAGTTGTTGTTGTAGTTGGCGGTCTAGTTGTAGTTGTAGATGTTGTTGTAGTAGTTGAAGTGCTTGTTGAAGTAGATGTGGTAGAAGTTGTCGTAGTAGGAGTCTTTTCAGTATAATACTTTCCAGTCCCAACTAAATTAACATTGTAAGTTCCTATCTCTTTGTAATTACCATTTATTGAAATACTACCTATAAAACAATACCCACTTATATATCTTTTACCATCTATGCCATTATCAATCTCAAATCTAACCAAAAGATAAAGTCTATCCTTTTGATATTGCAACATTTCATCATACGAGAAATTATCTAGAGTAATTATCCCATTGCAAGACATTGTCCATTTAGATAAATTAACATTTGATTCTCTAAAATACGCATTTGTAGCACTTGATATTTCAATTAATTCAGTTTCAGAGTAAAAACTGCAAGATGTAGAACAAGCGAAAGGGGATTCCGTTGCTGGAAAAGTAGATGTATCTACTTTGTATAAAATAACATTATTCCCATTTACTTTAACCGCCATTATACAAAGTTACTAAGATATTGTATATGCACCAACTCCTGTCAATTGGATGCTATATGTAGCAATTTCTTTATATGGACCATTAATCTGAAGAGATGTTATAATTGCAGAACCTGATAATATTACAACACTTGTTCCATTATCAATACTAAACTTAACACTTATTGTTCTTCTAGCTAATTGGTCTGCTAACATATCAGCATAAGAATAATTATTAAGAGTAATAATACCCTCGCAACTTAAATTCCAAGAAGCTATGTCTATTTTATACTCTCTAAACCAAGCAGAACTTTGACTTGTTACATCTTTTTGGTTTACTTGCACGTTAAAAGTACAATTTGTAGAACAAGCGAATGGAGTATTAGTTCCAGATACTACTTTATATAGAATTATATTTTTGCCTTGTACATTATTCATATTACAAATTTACTTATTTTAACGAGGACCAAAAGCTATAATTTTACCAGTAGTGTCAATATGGAATATAGCAGTACTTACAACATCTTCACTTTGAACCTTATAATACAAATTACCTCCATTAAATGTTAATGAAACATTGCTATCTATATAAAATCTATCTCCACTTTGATATATTATATTTGAAGTTAATGGTGCTGCTGATGCTCCAGTACTTGTTGTTTGACCTAGCGACCTTTGCCTTCCAAAAACTCTAGCTGGGTTATTATTTACATAAGTTGTAGTTAATGTTGTTGAAATATTGGTATCATTTATATCTAATAAAGTAGCTTGAATTTCATTAGAAACTAAATTAAAAGTAGAATTACCAATTAAATATTTATTTGAAGCTACTGAATTGACAGTATCGGTATCTATTGAAGTTAACATCCAACCCATACTTATAGTTATAGTATTATTATTTACTCCATAAATACTACTATCAATATTTATTATATTATTTTCTAATATGTTAGAATATTGTTTTATTATTAATTCACATAATGAATTATAATAATCTGTTGGGTATTCCATTCTATACCAATTAGTTAAAATATTACCACTACTATCAGAAAGAAACCCTCTATAATAATATTTACCACTTATAGAATAATTATATCCTAATGATATATTTGGAGTATAAACATATTCATCTATGTTTGTTATATATGATTGTGTAGTTACTTGTTTAAATAATTGAGAAACATTTAATTGCATATTTGATATTTCGCAAAAAGAAATGCAAGTAGAATCATTATATACAGTTATTGCTAATGGACCTGATAATGGAGCAGGAGGAATATTTATTGTTTCAGTTTTGGTTAAAGAAGGTGCTGGTGCAGGATAAACTCCTCCATCATATTTTACATAATAATAATCTGTACCTGTTGTTGTCCAAGCTGAATTGTAGTTTAAATAATAATTTATACCACCACTTATTAAAGTTATTTTTATATAACAAATTTTTGTTGCACTTGAATTTGATACTATATTAGTAAAATCTAAAGATAAAGATATAGTGTCATTAAATTTAACTTCAGGAATATTTAAGGGTATAATACCTGATTGCAAAGTAGTACTTGGATTTTGATTTAAAACCCAAGAATTATTTGGAGAATTTGTATAATTTTTTAATTTAACACTTCCTCCAGTTCCAGTTGTATATGTTGACCAAGCAAAAGCCGTATCTCCTGAAAATATTTTTAAATTAGCATTTGATATAAAATTAGATGGATAATTTATATCTTTAACATATTTAATTTTATTATATCCTTTTTTTAATATTTTATTTTGACTATTATCTACAAAATATAATCCACTTGTATTTCCTGTAAATCCTTGTATTTGTTTAGTTGATGCCCTTAATCCGCTAGTAACTAATGTACCATCACTTTGTGTTTCTGTATAATAATATGATGATTGAGCAAATTCAGTAGGAGTAACTATAAACCATTTATTTTCTGCTTGAAATATTCTTGCTCCAAACGAACTCAAAATTTGTTTTAAAATATCTAAACAATTTGTAATAACACTATTATCATCTAAAAAAGTTGTTAATCTTATAAATGTTTGACTAAATGGTTCGTTACTTGTATCAGTACTTCTATCAATCATACCTTGAGCAAAGTAACTTATACCATTAACTATATTTAATCCAGTTGGGAATCCTATTTGTAATAAAGAATTTAAAATATAATCTGTGCAAGTATCTAATCCAGTAAGATAATAACTTGTTGAAATTGGATATAATATCTTTTCTAACATTCCAAGACCATCAACCGCATTAAATGAAACTTCTTTTCTTCCAGTTGTATAACTTATTGTAACACTATCACTCATTGACCATCCTGTCCAATATATTGTAGAGTCAATATAAACTTGAACTAAATATTTTCTATCATCTAATGATGTAAAATCAGGCATATTAGCTTGATTATCAGTTACATCTATACTTAAATTTAATTGACTTGCAATAATAGGTTCAAAAGTATCATCACTTTGAGGCAAATATTGTAAAGAAATATCAGTAGAAGGATATTCAATTGGGGTGCCACTATAACTTGAATTATCTGTCAAATAAACATATATAATTTTATTTGATTTACTTGCCGCAATTATTTTATATTTTGGGTTTGTATATGACATTATGCTCCTCGTCTAAGATTTAATGAAACATTTGACCTTTGTAAAGCTAAAACTAAATCACTACCTCTCAAAACAAATTGACCATTATTTGAATTACTATTTGATGACATAGTACCTGCATTAAATGAATTATTCATTACATTACCTAATTTTGATAATGGCATTATTGCTTCAGGACCAGATTCTCCAATTGTAGCTAATGTAGCACGATTTGTTATTCCCCCAGATGCTAAACCACCTGAATATCCTGTATTACCACCTCCATTTACTGCACCACTTATAACTCCTATTGCAGCAAAAAGTCCTTTTAATTCTGGAAAAGCATCTAAAATTGCTTTAAATATATATGCTTGAATTATAGCAAGTCCAATTTGTTCAGCCATTCTTGCAAAAGCATCTCCTAATGCTTGTATTGGATTTTGACCTTTTTGCATAGCATCATAAGCAGATTGCAAAGCTCCTGTAACATCTCTTGATAAAGTTTGTGCAAATTTTTTATATTCTTGTTCTTGAACTTGTATGCTTTTAATATCTTTTTTTCTTCTTGCATCTTCCAAATCATATTGCTCCATTCTTTTAGCAGCATCTTTTTGTAATACATCTCCTAATCCACCTGTTTCTTTCATTTTTTCTATAACAGGTTTCAATAAAGTTTCTATTTGAGCAAGTCTTTTCTTTTCTTTGGCAACAACTGCTTCAGGTGTATCGCCAAATATCATACTGATATTTTGCTTTTCTACTTCTTTTTTTAAATTATCTTCGGCAAATAATCTATCAGTTTTTACTTGTTTTATATATTCTTCTAAAGAATTATCCTTTATAGGTTTAATTGGTTTTGGTTTTTCATTATTACCAGTTAAAATACTAATACCAAAAGGATTCTTTTTTAAATTTTCAATATCTGATGCTAATAATGCTTGTTGTTTCTTTAAATCTTCATCTAATATTGCACTCTTTTTTATTGCATTTTCTAAATCTTCTAATCCAAGTGCTTTCATTAATAAAATAGCACCACCTGCCTGAGTACCACCCATCTTTTCAAGCAACATTGCAGAGTTTACTTTTGCAATATCTGCTGGTTTTGCTTTATTAATTATAGATTGTGCATCTTCTAATTCTATTGTATCTTGAGCAATTTTTTGATTTCTAATAGCTACAACAGCATTAAGCATATATGCTTCGGTTAGTTTATCTACTGCAACCTTTGCATCCTTTGAATTTTTTATTTGTTTACCTAATTCATCATTAACTTTAGATATACCATCCTTAACTGCATCTAATGCTTGTTTTCTTTTACTATCAGATAAATTAGAATCTTCACTAATAGTAATTAATTCTTTTAATTTTAATCCTTGTTCTGTACCTTTTACTTTTGCATCAGTTATTGATTTTGCAAATTTATCTGTTTCTTCTTTTGCTTTTTGTGCCTCTTTTTGATATGATTCAAAAAATCCAATTACTGCTGAAACTCCTAAAACTATTCCTGCTGGACCAGTAAAAGCACTACTTAATCCAGTTAAAGCATTTTTAAACCCACCCTCTTGAACCGCTAAACGGCTTAAAGAGTTACCAAACATAGTTATACCATTCAAACCACTTGTTAATCCACCTGATGCAAATTCACGTGTGATTCTATCCATTTGTCCTACTGCACGAAAATTATTATAAGAATTTGAATTAACTTTTTCAATTTCTTGACTAAATTTTCTAGCACCTTCAGCACCTTGATATGTTAAAATTTGAGATAATTCTTTGGCTTGACCACCAGCATCTACAAATGATTTAGTTAATTCTTCAACTCTCGCTTTTTCCCTTACAAGTAATTCAGGATGTTTTGAATTTTCAATAGTTTTATTTAATGAAATCATTTCATCAATAATCCTATCTAACTCTGGTGATATTTCATTTTTAAGAAATATCCGTGCGAAAAATTCAGCTATTTGATTTGCCATTCTTTTTTAATTTATTCCGTATAACTCCAAAGTTCGTAAAAGTTGGTCACTTGATAAATATGTTTCTTCTTCAGGCTCATCAATGTCATCTATTTGTGGTATATGCCAAAATGATGTTATAGATTTAGGATGACTTTCTGCACTATTACTTAAGTATATAATATAGGCGAGGTTTCTTGTCCTCGCCCATTCATTTAATTCTTTCCGTTCTGTTCCCAAAACTATTATGCAATAATCTTTCCAAGTCATTTCCCAAAATTCGCTTGGTCGTATTCCACATTCAGCAGCTTTTACTAGAATGTCATCCCAACTTAGCTTTTTAAGGCTTTTTTTTTCTCTGTTTCTTTTGGACCACTAACATCTATGTTAGTATTTGATAAAATATATTTAAAATATTCTACCAATTGACCATCAGTTTTGAAAATTGAGCCTACTTCATCTATCCATTCACAAACATCATCTTCGGTATAAATTACTTCTTCTTTTCTAGTTATACAAGCTGATTTATAGCCAATATGGAAAAGTTTAATAATTACATTTAAGTCTTGTTGTGATGTTGCAAGAATTTCAAAATACTTTTCTAAAGTAATATTGTATTCTTTGCAAAATTCACGCATAGACCAAGTTCCCCATTTCAAATGGATTGTGTTGTTGTTCAGTCTTAATTCAAACATAGTTTTTGTTTTATGCGGTTACTCTAGCTTGTGTTAAAGGAGGATTTACTACTTCAAAAGTTGCAGTAAATTTCACATCTTCTTTATCAGGAGCAGTTAAGTCCCAATTAGAAATAAACACTAAGTCAGTAGCAGTACCACCATAAGTAACATTACCTGCACTTGGAGTAGTTGGTCCCATTTTAATAGCAAACTTAGTCTTAGCAATGTGCAAAGAATAAAGCATATCGTAAGAATCCTTACTTTCTGCTCCTGTTTGGTCAATTGCAAATCCTTCTGCTTTGATTGATTGTTTGAAATTTGGTCCTGGTTCGTAGTCATCTCCACATTTAGAAGATGCATCGATTACGTTATTACTTGATGTAATAGCGTTTGAAGTTAAACAAGCTACTACTTTGTACGTTCCACTATTGGTTTCGTCTGCAAATAGTAAGTAACTTCTAGCTGATACTTTAGATTCTGCCATTTTATTTTAATTTTGAGTTATTGTTAAATTATATGTTATTAATGTCCTAAATACGTTGTCAAGTGGGTTTAAAGCAGATAAATTTCTAATTCCTGCAACACTTAAACTAGATGCGTTCCATCCAGTTGGTAGTGTTATTTTAATATCAGAATTTATAGCATTTAAAATCAAATTACTAATTTCTTCAGCACGTTTAAAGCCAAAGTTAGCATTTTTTGTAACAATGTC